ACCGGTTTAACTCTATGCCACACAAAACTAGGAAATACAATAATAGATCCTTTTGGTAATATCTCTTTACATTGTACTCTATGTTTTGATTCGTCTCTCATGTGTGGATCATAGTTTCTAAAATCAAATTCTAATTCACCACCTTTATATTTTGAACCATCCGTTAATTGACAAGTCATAGATAGTTTTCTTATTTTGCCATGATCTGGTGTATCTGGTTTATCATAAGGTTTATCCCAACTATCACAGTGCCAATCATAATATTGATTTAACTTATATTTTGTAAACTGACAAGGCTCACTTCTATCCCAATCAAAATTCCAACCAGCATTTTTATTTGCCATATGCACATACGGATGTAACTCCTTGTATATCCAGGTATCATTAAGCCATACCAGATCAGACTTTCTTTTACGCTGCATGTTTTTAACTTCATCCTCTTTTAATTCTCTATCACCATAGCCACCTGTTCTGGCCATAACTTCTTTTTGTTGATTAGCATAAGCAATGACTTCATCACAAAATTTAGGTGTTAACACACCACTAAAATACCAATAGTAATTAGATATATTCATAGGTTATTGTTTGCACAAAATTCAAACTATCCTTTTGATTATTGGTTAAGTAATACATATTGGTTGATGGAAACATAATAAACATATTATTTTTAAGTGATATATCCAAAGATCTACCTTTACGTCTATTATCTTCATAATGTATTCGAACACTACAGTCTTTAACTTTAACACCATATAGTAATGTATAATCTGGTGAGTTTCGTAAATCTACTGGATCTATATTTAATAATGGAATTGTAGTCTCTTGAGGTTTGTAGATGTTACCCCACGTTTCTTTGTTAATTAAATTGATATCATATTCAAGACCAACGTGATCTCGCATATATGTATTTAACATATCCCAAGTTCTTGAAAATGGAAAATCTTTGTTTTGAATTACTGATTGTAAAATGTCACCTGATAACTTATCTCGGTCAATGTCCCAATCTTTAGGCATTGCCACATCACCATAATATAGAGCTTGCTCTGTTAATACTTTCTTATGCATACCACCACCATTTTTAATTTATGCGTTTTGATCTGTCAAGTCCCAAGATTGATTAGCTTCATTCCAGACGTAACTCCATCTGTGAGTATCTGCTGTATTTTGTGATTCTTGTTCAGCTGTTAATGCTGGAGCATCACCGATTGGTGATTTCCATTGTGCAGCTGTATTATCTTTTACCCAAGATGCGTAAGGTTTTTTAGGCCAAAAGATTTGATTATCTTCATCCCATTCATAACCTATACCTGCATAGTTCCCTCTAAATGCTTTTGAATTATCACCAGATTTATGCGTATTGTGTATTGTATTATATGAAGTTTGAATCCACATCTGTGCAGGCCAATTATTGTGTTTTTCTAAATATTGTTGACCTACTGATTCATCTTCAACACCATCGGCATTTAACATATCTTTATTATCAAGTGTTAACACTTGGATAATCTTTCCGTTAGATCCTAGTTTTGCAAAATGTGCCATAATGTTTCTCCTTATATATTAATTTTAATTACCATTCAACTATTGAAATTTATACCTTATTATTACTATTCCAGAACCACCAGTTCCAGAACCAATACAATCATTACCACCAGATCCACCGCCACCGCCAGTGTTTACAGTTCCTGCTCCTCCAGTTGGGTTTGCACCAGCTTTACCACCACCTGCTCCTCCAGCTCCAAAATTACTACCACTTTGTACACCACCACCTCCACCACCAGAAAAATATCTTCCATTGGGTGCCAAAGGACTTGGTGAACATCCATAACTCGGTGCTGTTGGACCAATAAATGCATTTGGAATAAATGATCCTGCACCACCAGCACCACCTTGTAACGGATTTATTCCGTTTTGTCCTGCAGCGCCTGCACCTCCGCCACCGCCACCAGATCTATTACCACCTGTCATATTTCCAGCGCCTCCATTATTTCCTTGAGGTGGACTTACTGGAGGTGTATTTCCTGTGCTAGCAGCTCCGGGACCACAGTTACCTGTAGCTCCTCCACCAGAACCACCATTCATAGCTGGAACAGGATTATATCCTGGAGAACCACAAACTGAATTGTTTCCTGGTCTTCCTGCTCCACCACCTGCAGATGTTATTGTTGAAAAACTTGAAAGAGAACCAGGTTTAATAGGACCAAGTTTACTTTCGCTTCCACCACCTGCACCAACCACAATTGGATAACCTTGCGCTGATACTGGTAGATTTGCAGGTGCATTTAAAGGTGAAGCACCTGGTAAAGCTGTTCTAGTTCTAAAACCTCCAGCTCCACCGGCACCGGCTGAACCATTCTGTCCTGTTCCACCTGCTCCACCACCACCGACCACTAAATATTCCACGGCATTTGATCCTGCAGCATTACCTCCACAAGATACGCAAAAAGTTCCTGGCCCTGTAAATATATGAACTTTATGACTACAAACTGTAAGTGTTGTATTACCACCAGTTGCTGTAACAAATTTAGATGTAGGTGCATCATCTTGTAATCCTGAATCTGTTACTAACCAACCCCTTGTTGAATCAATAAAAACTAATGTAACTGCTAATCCTTCTGTGTCTAAAACTGCATTATCAGTTGCACCACCAATTTTATCTGAACCATTTTGAACTAATGTTAATGCGCTTGTATCAAAAGTATTTCTGTAATCTTTAAATCCTACAACTGCTCCTGCAGTTCCTGCAGGAAGATTAACTGATATTGGTCCTCCATTTGTATCTACAAAATATCCTTCACCATTTACTGCTGTAAAGCCTGATGTTTTAACAGTCGTTTGCCAGTTAACAGCACCTGTTGCTCCAAAACCATTTGCTGTTCCAGCATTTGTTATTGTTGCACCAGCAGGAATTGTAATAGTGTCTCCACTATCTCCTAACTGAACCGTACCACAATTTGTTCTTGGACTAATTTTATTTACTTTTACTTCACTCATAATCTACCTATTGAAATTTGTACCTTATTATTACTATACCAGATCCACCTGAACCACTAGAGCTGTTTGAATTACTCCCTTTATAACCACCACCTCCACCACCACTTCCAGTATTAACAGTTGCACTAGCTGCAACTTCAGCTCCACCAGCATTGTAACCACCACCAGTTCCTCCACCACCAGTTCCTCCAGCAGCTCCTGCTCCAGGTGTAGCATTTCCTCCACCTCCACCACCTCCGGCTCTTGTTGTTGGTGTACCATTTATTGTTGAAGCTAATCCATTACCACCGCCACCACCTGCGTTTGATCCTCCAGTCGGAGAGGTTCCTGGACCAGAAACTCCACCAGCAGCACCTGCACCACCACCTCCGCCAGCTCCTTTACTATTTGGAGCACCAGATGGTCCAGTCAATCCACCAGGATTTCCTTGTGGGGGACTTACGGATGGAGTATTACCTGCTGCACCAGCTTCACAATAAGCAGCGCCACCACCACCAGATCCTCCTGCTAATGCAGGAGTTGGTGATGTTTGTCCTCCACCACCTCCACCACCTGCAGATGTTATTGTTGAAAAAGTTGAAACTGCTCCTGGATTACCTGCAGTATGAGAGCAACCATCAGGTCCACCTGCTCCTCCACCACCAACAGCTATTGGAAAACCTGTTGCTGTAACTGGTAAAGCTGATGCACCTAAAGGACTTGGTCCAGCAGAATAACAACCTGATGCTGTTCCATTTGAAAATCTATAGCCCCCTGATCCGCCACCACCACGACCATATCCACCTCCACCACCAGATCCACCGCTAGCACCACCAGCAATTACCAAATAATCTACTGTGTTAGAGCCACTTGAATTTCCTGCACACGAGACGCAAAAAGTTCCTGGGCCTGTGAAAGTATGGACTTTAAAATTTGTACAAACTGTACTTATTGTTCCACCTGTTGCGGTGACAAATGCTGGTGGAACAATTGAATCTTCATTATTATTAACTGGTACCCATCCTTGAGTGGCGTCTACATAAACTAAAGTTCTTGCTTCTCTATTAGTTGTAATTTCAACGTCCACTGCTACTCCTTGAATATTAGAACCATTTCTTGCTATAATAATTTTATTTGTTGCAGCTGTTCCTGCATAATCTGCTATCGCCACAATATTTCCTGCACTCGGTGATGAAGGCAGTGTTACCGTAATATTAGAGCCACCACTTGTATCAACAAAAAAACCATCACCATTCGTAGCTGTAAAATCTGTTGTTTTTTTAGTTGTATTCCAGTCTACCGTTCCAGTTCTACCAAAACCTGTCTGTGATGCACCTGATGCCAAAGCAACGGTTTTTCCGCAACCACCTACAGTTAATGTAGATCCTGATTCTGTTGTTATTGTATTTACTTTAATTGTACTTGTCATAATTATGCTTTTTTATATCTTATTACTACTATACCTGATCCACCAGCGCCACCTAAACCATTAGTTGGACCATTTCCACCACCTCCGCCACCAGTGTTTGCTGTTCCAACTCCTCCTGGCGCATTATTAGCTGAACCGGCTCCACCACCACCAGATCCACCAGATCCACCTGCAGTTCCACCACCGCCTCCGCCACCACCAGAGAAATTAGTTG